ACTACTCGCAGGGCAGCGTGGTCCCGTACATTGCGCGCGGCTCGGTCGGCGTGGTCTGCGAAGACGACGGGACTTCTGGCAGCGATCCGGTCTACGTCCGCATCACGGACGATGCTCCGCTGCTTGCTGGCAACTTCGCCACGTCCGCGCACGGCGGCGATTGCGTGCTGTTGGCCAATGCGAAGTGGCTCACGTCGGGTGACGCGGGCACGGTTCTCCAGTTGGAAGTCAACGCGCCGTAAAGCGGACGCACAAGGAGTCATCTATGTCTACTGCCGCTTTCCAGCGTGTTGACGCTGCAAACCGTCCCTTTAACGGCCACTGGTCGCAGCATCATTCGTTTGACGCTGCGTCGATCACCAAAGCCCTTTCGGCTCTGGTCGGCGATCCGCGTCGCGCTGATGACATCAGCAACACGTTCGTGATGCCGGAACTGATCCACATCAGCAAGATTGCCAATGAGCAGGTGTTCCCGGAGATCACCTACGACAAGGCTTTCGCGCTGGCGATGGACCCGCCGCCGTGGTTCTCCCGTTCGTACAGCTACAACGACGCGACGTTCACCGGCTCGCCGGATGACGACAGCGGCGCGGACTGGAGCGATCCGGGTCAGCGCGTCACGCTGAACCGCAAGCCCAACTTGTCCCCGATTCTCCCGAAGACCACCCAGTACGGTTGGAACATCGCGGAGATCGCGCAGGCGGCGTCGGTCGGTCTGTCCCTGCCCGCGATGAGCGCGATTCAAGCTCGGCGCGTGGTTGAGACTGAGTTTGACATCCGCGCGTGGCTGGGCCGTCCGGCTCTGGGCATCCCCGGTTTGCTGTCGGCTACCGGCATTGGCACGGACACCGCCGCGAAGAAGTGGGCCGATCCGACCACGACGACGGCGGAGATCTACGCCGACATCCAGGCTGTGATGTTTCAAGGCATCATCAACAACAGCTTGGGCGCGTGGATGCCGACGCACCTTGCCATCCCGCAGACCTGCATCACGGCGTTCACGCGCCCGATGGTTCTCGGCGGCGTTGGTTTGATGGTGACTTTGGGCGAGTACGTCAAGAGCAACTTGCAGTTGGAGATCCTGCCAACTGTTCGCCTCAACAGCGTCGACAACCAAGGCGTTGCGGTGATGTTCCGCAAGGATGGCTTGACGCAGCGTCACATCCTCGCGCGCGGCTACTACGAGAACGCGGCGCAGATGGTCGGTCGCGACCTGATCGTGTTCGCCGATGGCGTCTCGGGCGGCTTGGTCGTCCCGCAGCCGACTTCAGTGTTCGCGCTCGCCAACGTCGCGTCGGCTCTGTAAACAAGCGTGGGAAGGGGTCGGCAATGGCTGTTACGGTCGCACAGATTAGAGCGTATGACCGCAGCTTTGCCGACCCCTTGCGCTATTCGGACGCGCTGATCCAGACGTACCTAGACGACTGCGGATCGTTCATCCAGTTGTCTCGCTTCGGCACGTCTGCTGACCTCGCGCAGCGGCTGTGGACCTGTCACCAGTTGACGGCGCAGGCGGACGGCGCAGCGGGCAAGGCTGGACCTGTGACGGGTCAAGACGTGGGCGATGTCAAAGTCACCTACGCGACGACCAACACGATCTTCCTCGCTCCTGACTACAACCTGACGACGTACGGCACTAACCTGTTGCGCCTGATCCGGCGCTTTGCCACGTTCGGCAAGTCGGTGGCGTGATGGCCACGACCGTGCGGATCAGCGACATACACAGCAAACTGGATCGCGTGATCGCGCAGTTGACGGCGCTTAAGCGCACCGAGATTACCATCGGCGTGCATGGTGGCGGCGTGACGGGCAAGGATGAACGCGGCAAACCTGAGACTACGCCGCAGAAGCATGAAGGCACCCAGATGACGATGGCGCATCTGGCGACCATCCATGAGTTCGGCACGGCGAACATACCGGAACGCAGCTTTATTCGCGCGGGCATCGACAAGGGCACGCCGCAACTAGAGAAGGCGCTAAACCTTGGCATCAACCGGATCTGCGAAGGGACCGGCGACGCGGTAGACGCGGCCAACCTGATCGGTGTCATTGCCGTGTCGCAGATCAAGAAGGTAATCGCTGACGGCATTTCGCCAAGTCTGGCTGCGTCCACCAAGAAGCAGCGCGACAAGTCCAAGGTGACTGGCAAGCGGTTGGCGTCCGGCAACGCATCCAGCACGGGCTACACGCCATTGCGCGACAGCGGGCAACTGATCCAAAGCATCGTATACAAGGCGAGCGCGAAGGGGTCAAATGCCGCTTCTTGACGTGTCCGATGTGGTCAGCGACCTCAACAACGCGACGTGCAGCGTCGTCCGCACAACGGGCGGTTACGCAACGACGGCATCGACCGGCGTCATCGTCGGTCAGTGGGTAGCCAACTCGCCGACGACCTACAGCGTCCCCGCGTGCATTGTGCCGATCAACGGTCGCACGCGATCCGCACTGCCGGAAGGCATCCGCGACAAGGCGCGATACGTCATGCACTGCCTGTTCGACATCCGCACGGATGAGGCGGGCACGTCGCACCTCTGCGACCATGTGACGTACGAAGGCATCGAGTACATCGCCGTGAATCCGTGGACGTTCCACGGGCACGGGCAATACTGCAAAGTGATCCTTGTCTCGCTGGAGAACTGACGATGGCGCTGACGTGGGTGACAATCCAGAACAGCGTCGCGACGTGGGCGAAGACCTCTAGCGGCATCACGACTATCTGGGTTGAACAGAACGCTCCACAGCCGTTGAAGCCGTACATCGCGCTGAGCCTATCGAGCCGCGACGTGGCACAAGGCATGGGCGTCGGCATGGACGAACGCAGCGTGTCTAGCGCGGCTCCAGGTATCATCACCACGGCGCTTCACCGCCGCTTCACCTTGTCCATCAACTGCTACAGCAACAGCACTATGGGCGACACGCACGCGGCGGCGTACCTCCAGAAGCTAGTCACGTCACTGGATGGCGAACTGCTAAGGCTTTCGCTATGGCGGGACGGTCTGAAGGCTATCCCGCAGGCTAGCGGGATCAACGACCTCAGTGCAATGCTAGAGACGCGGGCAGAATCCCGCGCGCAGATTGACATTGACTGGGCGACGTTGGATGCCGTGACCGAGAATGTGTCATGGATTCAGACAGTAACCGACACCGTTACGGTCGCAGGCACGACGCCCGCACCATAGGAGACAGCAAATGGCAGGGCTTCCCGCTTCCCAACTGGTCAACATCACGCTGCGCTTGCAGGCTTCTGCGGCGGGCGCTGCTGCGTTCGGCATTCCGCTGATCGTGGACGGCGACAACGTGATCGGCACTGGCGCTGGCGACTACGCTGTGACCCCGTACACGTCCCTCGCGGACATGACTGCGGCTGGCTACAAGCCGTGGAACGCCGCCTACAAGATGGCCAAGACGCTGCTGACGCCGCTGCCGACTGGTAGCCGGATCGTCCCGCTGTTCAAGGTCGGCACGGCTGGCACGATGGACAATGACTTGCTGTCAGGTTTGGAATCGGCGGATGCGTCGTGGTACTGGCTGCTGATTCCGAATCGCGTGGCTGAGGACATTGGCGCGGCGTCGGATTGGTGCGTCAGCACGGCGACAAATCGCCACTTGTACATCGCCGAGACGAACGACGTGGACTGCTACAGCAATGACGCTTCTGTCGCGTCTGGCCTGTTCGCTGCTGGCTACTACCGCACGTCGCTGTACTTCAACCCCGGCGTTGCTCAGGTTGTGACGCTGACGCCTTCTGCGGCGTTTGCTGCGGATGCGAGCATCACGCTCAAGGTCAACGGCATTTCGATGTCGGCGGTCCCGTTTGCAACCAGTTCGGCGCAGACGCTGACCAACCTTGCCACGGCGATTGCGGCGCTGGCTCCGGTTGACACTGCGACGGTTTCCAGCGGCTCGATCATCATCACGGCGAATGACCCGCTGGTTGACTTGTACTTCAGCGACTACGCTGGCGGCGGCTCGACCCCGACGACGGCGACCTTTGCCGTCACCACGCAGTCCTCGTATCCGCTGGATGCGGCTGTCGCTGGCGTGATCATCCCGCTGGGCGCTGGTCTGGCTACGCTCGACCTCAAGACGCTGCCGAATGTAGTCCCGGCGAATCTGACCGGCACGCAGGCGCAGCGGTTGAAGGATCTGCGCTGCAACTACTACGTCACGATCAGCGGCTACAAGGTCACGCAGACGGGCACGGTGTCATCTGACGCTGCTCCTGGGACGCCGCTGTTTGCCGATCTGGTCGCCGGTTCCGACTCGTTCTACGTCGCGCTTCAGCAGGGCTTGATCGCCACGCTGGCAGGCTCGCCAAAGCTGCCATACACGGACGCGGGCATTGCGACGGTCGTCAACACCATCGACTCCATCGCGCGGACCTACGTCGCCAGCGGCTTCCTCCAGCCGTACAAGTTCGCCGACTGCTACACGATCCCGCGTGCGGTGGACGTGTCGGGCGCTGACCGCAGCAACCGCGTGCTGAACGGCCTCGTGGCCAACTACAAGGCGACCGGCGCGATCCAGACGATCGGCGACCTGACCATCAACATCGAGGTGTAACGTGGCTCAAGGATCTTACTCCCCCAATGACGTGTCCGTGATCGTCGGCGGGTCTATCATCAGCGGCTTTGCTGACGGCTCGTTTGTAACGTGGTCGCAGAGCAAGCCCACCGTGGAAGCGATGCAAGGCGCTGACGGTGCTGTGGCGTTGATGGTTCGCCGGTCGTCCGTGCTGGCGACGTTGAAGCTGTCACTGCTGCAAACCAGCATGGCCAACAACCTGATGACCTCGCTGTTTGAGACTCAGCGCATTCCAGGCAATCCGGTCGTGGGCTTCCCCGTCCAGATCCTCAACGCGCAGGGTTTGGAGGCGGTCAACTTTCCGGCAGCGGCGATCACGCAGTTCCCCGACATCACCTATGAGAACGGGATCGCGACGCGCGAATGGGAACTGACTGGCATCGCTGAGGCGAACGTCGCCGGTTACGCGGTCTAAGATGGCGCTTGGAAGCAAGACCGTTACGATCTGCGGTAACACCTACCAGATCGGCGCTCTGCCCGTTGGCGAGGGTCTACCGGCTGCGTTCCGCTACATGCGGGCAAACGGGATGATCCTCGCCGCAGGGCTGGAGGTGGAGGCGCTTGCGCTTCCGGGTCAGCAGGCTAAGGCAGCGATTGCGGGCGCAGGGCGGGCGACAGCCATGCTTGCGCGCGAGATGGGCGATCCTGAGTTCATGCAGCATGTGTTCAAGCCGGTGTTGCGCCAGTGCCTTCGCAACGGCATCCGTGTCCTTCCTGAGTCTGGCGCGATTGACCCGTACTACAGCGGCGGCGACGGTCTGAACGAGCTGATGGCCGTGTGGCGGGAGGCGGCTGAGTACAACTTCGGCCCTTTTTTGCGAGACTTCGGCGACGAAAGCAGCGTCATCGGAGCGTTGAAGGGGACAGCGAGCCAAGCCACGGAAGCGGAAAGCCCGACACCATAGAGGACGACTACGACGATGCACACGCTTGGATCTGCATGTGCGTTGAAGCGGGCTACGGCTCGTTCGTTGAGGTGTCGGATCGCTGGTCGTTGCTGGACCTCGCGCGCACGCACGAACGGATACAGGCTACAAGGGACGCTGAGGCAGACGCACGGCGGAAGGCGGCACGATGATCGTCCGTGAACTGGTAGCAAGGTTCGGGTTCAACGTGGACAAGTCCGGGTTAGACCGGGCTGACGCTGCGATCAACAAGACCAAGAAGAACAGCCTTGACCTCGGCAAGATTGCCGGTGGCGCGATGGCTGCCCTTGGCGCGATGGGCATCAAGCAGAAGATCGACGAAAGCGTGGATGCGGCTAACTCGTTCGGCGAAGCGATGGGCAAGATCCAATCGCTGATCCCTGGGAACGTCGCACGCGCGGACGAGTACAGCGCGGCGATCAAGCGGCTGGCTCTGGAGTTTGGCACGACTAGCGCGGATGTCGCGGCTGGCACCTATGACGTGATCTCGACGTTCGGAGACACGGCGGATTCCATTGACCAAGTATCGATCGCCGTGAAAGCTGGAGCAGCTGCTAATGCCACGACGAAGGATGGACTGGCACTGCTTGGCGCGGTCACTAAGGCTTACGGGGACACCTCCGCAGCGACGATGCAGAAGGTATCTGACCTTGGCTTCCAGACGGTGAATCTGGGCAAGGTGGAGTTGCCGGAACTGGCAGCGAGCATCGGTCAGGTAACGCCGCTTGCGTCTAACCTTGGCGTCAAGATGGAGGAGGTCTTTGCCGTCATGGCGTCGGCTTCTGGCGTGACTGGCAGCGGGTCAGAAGTGATGACGCAGATGGCAAGCGCGATGCAGGCGTTGCTGAACAAGACACCCGCAATGAAGGTCGCCTACAAGAAGGTCTTTGGCAAGGAACTGCTAAAGGACGCGATCAGCAAAGATGGCGTTGTCGGCGTGTTCAAGAAGTTGGCGGGCACGACGGATGGCAGCGTTGAAAGCATCCAGAAGTTGTTTGGTCGCGTGGAAGGCTTGAAGCTGATCCTGCAACTGACCGGCAACGGAGCCAAGGACTTTACCGACAAGATGGCCGCGATGGGCAACGTCATGGGATTGACTGACGTTGCGTATGCCGCGAGCAAGGGCGGGCTGGCGGCGAACGCTACGCAGGCTGCTAAGACTGCTGAGAAGATGGCGCAGTTGAAGATCGCTATCGGCGACGATCTTGCTCCTGCTGTCGGTAAGTTCAACGCGGAGATGGCAACGGCTGTTGAGATTGGCGCGGGCGCGTTGCATACGGTTCTCACGAACATAAAAACAGACACGGAGGATGCGTCTGCGCCGATGAATGGATTGGGCGAATCTTTGCGCCCCGTAACCGTGTGGTTCGCAAAGTTGGCACTTGTCGCCGATGGGGCGGCGGGCGCAATCAATGCTGTTGTGGACGCGGCAGACAAGGTTGATGAGGCTGTTGCCGGTTTCGCCAGCGACACATGGTCGGCGATGTGGGGCGGCGGTGAAGGCGAGTTGCCGGATTACATGCAGGAACGGATCAAGGAGCGCGAAACAAGGAACACAGCCCGCGCCGCCCGCATGAAGTCGTTGAGCGAGTACATCGTCAATCCAGAAGCGGCAACGCAGAAGTCGGAGTTGGCTGATGCGCGCAAGCAGGCGATCACGGATGCGAATCAGGCGCGGCTGGAAGGCATCCAGTTGATGACCGGCGCGGCTGCTGGAGACGTGAACATTGGCGCTATCTCGCTGAACGTTGCGCTGCCATCGGGCACGCCCGAAAGTCACGCGAAGGCGATCAACGACGAGTTGTTTAAGATGCTGACGAACGCTGGCAAGGCGAACGCGCCACGGACGAACCGCAGCGGCGTTGACGGTGCAAGCAACGCAGGAACAAACACGCTGGGAGGTCCGTGATGGCGTGCAGCATTCAGATCCTCGGCGGAATTCAGATCGTCCCCGACACCTACACGACGGCGACGCACGGCGTTACAGTCCAGGCGACGCAGTTCCCGGTTGAGAACGGGCAGAGCATCACGGACCACGCGATTGTCGCGCCTCGCACGGTGTCGCTGGACATGGTTGTGACGCCGTGGCCGCTGAGTGGTGATGCTATCCCCAGCGCGGGCGAAGATCGTCCTGAGTTGGTTTGGGGCGCGTTGCTGTTGGCTGCTGAACGTCGGCAGCAGGTCACGGCGGACGTTGACGGTCAGACGTACAGCCCTGCGCTGGTTGTCGGGTTGACGCGCAACCACGTCTGGGAGGACGGTACAGCGTACCGCTTCCAGTTGCAGATCCAAGAGATCATCATCGCGACGGCGCAGACGGTCAGCGTCACGGCGCGGTTGCGGCACAAAGGTCAGGCGAAGAAGAAAGACAAGGGGACGGTCCCCATGCAAGAAGCTCAGGCGTCTCTCCGTGCTGGCGTCAAGACGATGCTGAGCGTATTGTTCTAGTTCCTCGCCGCTATCCAAGATCGGCGGCTAAGGTTACGCTTCAAGAGCGCGATGCGCGGGAAGGTGAAGGATGGCGATGTTTACGAGTACGGAACCGGCGGTAGTCCCATTTTCTTATCCGTCCGGATTGACTTTGCCAGCGGCGTTTTCGGACCCAGCAATCGTCACGCATTACACTACATACGCAGACATCTTTATCCATGTTGTCGACGGTGTTGGCGTAGAAGTCGATGTGTTTGCTTTGAGCGCGCTCCCTGCAAATGTCACCAAGCCGACAGACTTGGCTCCTGCTGGATTTGTCCTTGCATTTGCCCCTGCGTATTTGGCGGTTTTAGTCGGAGGTGGTGCCGTTCCGGGGTTGTTCTCATTTCTAGTAAGCCACTCATTTTTCACGACAATTTATGATTTCCCCGTTGCTTCCTGCCAATGGGGCGGCACCATCGACGCGCTTCTGACCTCCGCGCAGAACGCCGACTCGCAGTCCTACCGCGTGCAGCAGACCGTCCAAGGCAACTCGACTTGGGATCACACCACCGGCACGGTTACGATCCCGTCTACCGGCGAGTCGTTCGTGCCTGCCGCCGAAGCGGGCGTCTTTGTCACTGACCAAGCCCTTGCGGTGCGTCGCATCAACTCGACGTTGGGGTAGCATGTACTCGCCCTTCCCGCTTGTAGGTCCGTGGATTGGTGGCGCGTACACGCCTCCCGTCCCGCCGTTGCCGCCTGTGCCGGTCAAGTACAAGCCGGTGACGGTTACGCTTGCTGCGGGCGCGGTGTTCACCATCCCGACCGAATGCGACGCCAACGAGATCGCGCCCTACGTCCAGCGCACGCCGATTGAAGGTCAGGTCTATCGGCTATCCTTCGCGTGGAACTCGCGGGCAGAGTGCTGGACGATGGACGTTGCAGACGCTACCGGCGCACCTGTCGCTGGCAGCATTCCGATCCGCAACGGCATCCCGTGTTTCCCCGCGTCGCCGCAGTACCGACTCGCAGCCTTCCCGCAGATGCCGCTCGGTGCGTTCATCCCCGTGCCTGTTGACCACAACGACGCCGACGCTGGGCAGATCGATCTAGGTCGCCGCGTGCTTCTGGCGTACATCACAGGGGCGTAACCATGCCCGTCGTGTTTGGCGAAACCGAAGTCCCCGTCATCCGTCCAGACCCCGGTCTATACGGTCGCGTCTGCGTGCTGACGGTCGGCAACCAACGCTGGACCGACCTGCGGGTGACGTTCAAGATCGAGAAGTCCAGCAGCAAGCACACCAACAACGCCGAGATCGTCATCTACAACCTATCGCCGACCTCGCGCATGGGCATCGTTCAGCGCGGCACGCCTGTCTCTCTGGTCGCTGGCTACGCTGACACGGCGGCAATCATCTACGTTGGCGAACTGGTCGAGCCGACACACACCCGCGATGGTTCCGACTGGCAGACAAAGCTAGTCTGCCGTACCGGCGATGCCGCTTGGTACAAGTACGTTTCCCGCGCCTACGCTGGCTCTGTGCCGCGTGTTCAAGTCCTAAACGACCTTGCGACCAGCATGGGCTATGTCGTGCCTTCTGCGGGCGCTGCGCTCGTTGCAGAATACGGCGTGCTGGGATCTGGCATCGTCACGCATGGGCACGTCCACGAGGAGATGGATTACTTGCTGCGGCCTCTTGGCCTGGAGTGGTCGATCCAAGATGGCGAGTTGCAAATCGTCGCCATGAACACGGGCACGCGCGAACCTGCCGTGCTGCTGAACGCAACCAGCGGATTGATCGGCACGCCGGAACCGCAAGAGGCGTACCACTTCACGGCAAAGCGCGGAAAGCCCAAGGGCATGAAGGCCAAGTCGCTGCTGCAACCGTCGATCCGTCCGGGTCGGCTGGTCAAGATGGAATCCGCAACTGCGACAGGCGTCTACGTCGTCAACACCGCAACGCACATCGGCGACACGCACGGCAACGACTGGCAAACCGAGTTTGAGGCTCGCTACATCGGAGAAGCATGAGCGAACGGATCACGCTAGAGGAACTGCTGGACAACGCCTTTGAGGCGAAGATGCTTGGCGTCTGGACGATGACGCTAGGCAAGGTGCAGGCGTTCAACGAGGCGACCTGTACCGCGTCGGTGCTGCCGTTCCCTGCTGACTACTTCGCGGGCGATCCTGCGCCGCTTCCCGTGGTGTCTGTCCCCGTCGCCTTCCCCGGCACGGCACTGGGCGCGATCCGCTACAGCCTTGCCGCTGGGGACACCGTGCTGCTTCTGTACGCCTCGCGGGCGATCGATCGCTACCAGTCAACCGGCGACGTGGGCGCAAGTCAGCAGACGCGACACCACCACCTTAGCGACTGCGTGGCGATCCCGTTGGTGCTGCACGCTCCTGCGGCTACGCTGGCGGCGGCGCGCGAGACTGATCCTGTAGGCCCATCCGGCGATCTGACAACGTGGATCAACGCAGTTAGCGCGCCAGTCCCGCCCGGTGGTAGACCTATAA